CCCGGGGTCTGGTTGTAGGTGCGGAAGTGGATGGTGGAGCCGTTGTCCAGCACGAGCAGCTCCTCGGTGAAGCCGCCGGCGATGGAATACTTCACCTTGGCCACGCCACGCGGATCCTGACGGCCGTTGAGCTGCTTCAACTTTTTCGGCAGGTATTTCCAGATGAGCTGCTGCTGGGTCTCACGGGAGGAGTTTTGCGATTTGGAGCAGCAGACGATCAGCGTTTCGGGCGTCTGCACGGCCGACTCGACGGTGAGGAAGGCGCACAGCTCGCTCTTGGCCGCACGGTTGCCGCCCAGCAAAATCAGCAGGAAGGTTTTCCAATCCTCCGGCACGACGGTCCAGACCGCCGGATCCGTCACAGCCGCCCGCAAGGCCGGTCCAAACGTTCGGACGTAGGGGGCCAGCGCCCAGGCCTGGCCGATGGCGGCCCGCTGCTCGGGCGAACGCGGGACCAGGCCGGCCGCGTAGCGGGCCTCGAGCCAGTGGGGCAGCTCGAAGTGGAACCAGTAGGGATTCGAGTCGAGCGGCTTGGACTTGTTCCAGTCCTGCTGGGCCAGGTGGTGGAGGTGCTTCGACAGCCAGTTGGTGTAAAGCTCCGCCCCGTACGGCTTGAGCAGCATGCGGCGGATGTCCGCATCCGTCAGCACCGGGGCGACCGGATGCCACTCGGCGCGGGGGAGGGTGGAGGGGAGTTCGATCATTCCTTCGCTCCGTTTCTGACCGGGCACCACGTGGGCGTTTCGGGATGCTCCCCAATCCAACGCCCTTTGGAGCCATTGCCCGACCAGTAACGATGTTTAGGCTGTTGCTCCATCGCTTTAGGATGAAGGCAGAGGCATTCCCAATCCGGATTCCTGCCGGACTTGAGCAGGTTGTGCTTAAGGTAAACACAGCCCGTGCATTCCAAGAGTCGACGCTCTGGGATGAGCGAGACATGAGGACCGATTCTCTCGCTCACAACCCCTCCTTTTCCACGAACCAATCCGGCAACGTCACCACGTGATGTCCGCCGACGTTGCGGGACGTGTGCTCGATGATCGAGAGTGGCACCCAAATGAAATCATCGTCGGCCGGCTGTCGCGACGGCGGCAGTTTGGAGTAGCGCCGGGCCATCACGCTGTCCATGTGGCCAGGGATTACCCAGAGGTTTACTTTTGCACTCATGCGTGTTGCTCCTTCTCCCTTCCACACCAGCGCTGCAGCCAGTTCGTGGTCTCGTCGGGCAGTGGGTGATTGTGGTCGAAATACTGCGAGGCCCGGGACAGAAACCACAGCGCCCGGCTGCCGTTCTGCTGCGTGCCCTGCAGCCGCTGGTTGCTCAGGATGAATTTGGCGTCCCATTCCTTCCGCTCCTCCTTGGTGAACTCGTTGTATTCGTCCACCGAGATGCGGCCCGCCTGCAGATTGTCCAGGAACGGCGCTATCTTCTCCCACTTCTTTTCGTTGCGCTCGATGCCCACCACGTTCGCGCTGGCGTCCACCCAGCGCAGCGAGCCGCGGGATCGGTTGCGCATGTTCCCCTCGCCCGATTTGCGCAGGTGATTCACCATGAAGACGTGCGCCGCCTGCTGGATCGCGAAGTCCGCAAACGCATTGGCCGCGATGCCGTGGCCGCTCATGTCATCCTCGGCCACGCCCAGCTTCATGAGGTTGTCCACCACATAGCCGGAGAATCCGCGGGCTCGTGCGGCCTGGAACACGGACAGCACCTCCCGATAATCGGCGATGCCCTGGAAATCGTAGATGGCCACCCGGCTGTTCAACCACGCCAGGCCCTCGCGAAAGAGCCGCTGGCCCTGGGTGGTCTCCGGCAGCCGGTTGGTGCCTATGAGTTGCGTGTGCAGCAGCTTCAGCGTGCGGAGCGGCGATGACTCGAAGGACGCGATGACGAACTTCATGTCCTGGCGCAGCAGGTGCAGCACGATGTAGCTCAGCAAGGTGGTCTTGCCCTTGCCCTTCTCGCCCAGCACCAGAGTCATCTCCGCTTCGCGAATGCGGAACGGGAAGCCGGCGAAGCAGTCCGGCAACAGGCATCCGGGCTCGGCGTCCGCTTCGCCGCCAAACCAGGCTTTCCAGTAGTCCTCGCCAAAATCGCTGGGGGCTTTCAGGCGGCGCGTGGCCCCTTCGTCGGAGATGGTGTAGCGCTGGAGTTGGTCGACCCCGCGCTGCACGTCATCGAGCAGCACCTGCATGGTGCCCTGCCACTCGAATGCCCGGCGAGTCACGTCCGTGCAGCGGCTGATCAGCTGGCGCAGGACATACTTCTGGACCAGGATCTCGAGGTAGTAGTCCAGATTCTCCGCGCTGGGCACGGCATCGGGCAGCGTGGCCAGGTAGGCCGTGCCGCCGACGCCGTCGAGGTTCTGATTGTCCTTGAGCCGCTGCATGACCGTGAGCATGTCGATGCCGTCGGCGTTGTGCGCGGTCCCCTCCGGCCGGGCGCTGATGGAGCGCCCGGCCAGCAATTCGTCGAACATCCAGGCCAGCGTCCGCCAGATGGTGCGGTGACGGAGCTCGAAGAACTCCTCGCCATCCTCGGCCCGTAACTTTTTCCGCACGCGCGGAATCGTGTCCATCGGCGCCAGCAGCACGCAGCCCAATACCCCCTGCTCTGCCTCCACCGAATGCGGCGGCAGCTGGTCGTTCCCTGATCCCCCCCTTTTGGCCATGATTACTTTTGGTGCGTTCCTTCGACTCCACGGGCCATGCGTTTAAGGGTGCGAAACTGAAGCCAATGCTGCGCTTCCTTCACGGCGGCGAGCGCCTTGCTGTTCTCTTCGCTGGGAAACTTTCCGGCCTGAAATGACTCAAGGCGGTCTTGCACGATGGCCAGAAGGACCTCCTGTGTGACCCCGTTGACGCCATTCGAAGGGATGGGGCCGTTTTGGAATCGGATCGAACAGAGATTTGCGACCGGTTGCTCTGCGTCGCCGTAGGTCGCTTGGTCAGTTCGCCATTGCTCCACATGCGAGGGAAGCATGACGAGATAATGGTGATTGGCTCCACCAGCACCGGGTTCGTCGATAGCCACAATGGTAAGTGTGTCGTTGGCTGAATTAACTTTGTGGGTCGTGATTTCTCTGTTCATTTGGTTTTTGGTTTTGGTTTAGCCGTCGATTTTCGGGAGCGCCGTCGGGACCGGCGGCGGCGGGGTGATGGCCTCTCGTGCCCAACGCTGCACGGCGCAGGCCATGATGTTGGTTTCATTCTCGAGGCCGGGCGCATCGGCGATCTGGCGCAGCACGGCGTTTTGGCGGTTCACCTCAAAGGCGAGCACCTCAATGCAGGAGGCGGTGTCCAGGATGAAGCCGGCCGTCTTCGGATCGGGCAGCTTTTCCGCCACCAAGCGCAACGCCACGCACCGTTGATGCAGATTCACTCCTCCACCTCCGGGGTCTTGATCGTGCTCCGGAACTCGGCGTAGCGGTTGACGACGCCGGCGGCGTTCTCGGCTTCACTGAAGCGAGGCGTGCGCGTGTAGGTGGCCGGATGCCCCGTGCCTGCCGTCTGGCGACGCAGCCATCCCTTGGAGGTGAAGGCCAGCAAGGCGGTCGGCACATTGCGGGCCTCGATCCATTTCGTGGCCGCCGGGTGAGCCGCCTGCAGGGCCTCGATGGCCTGGCCGGTGGTGAACGGTTCCGCCAGCGCAGCGATGGCCCGGGCCAGCTGCAGGCGATATTCGCTGGCCGCGCGTCCGCCCCCTTTGCGGGCGCGGACGGAGCGGGTCGGTTCGGCCTCAGTCATGACGGGCCGCTCCCGCTCGGCTTTGACTTTGGGTTTGCGACCCCGCCGGCGTGCCGGTTCGGGTTGCGGCTCGGGCTCTACGGGCGGCGCAGGCAGCGCACGGCGCCCCGCGCTCTGGGGGGCGGGGAGGAGCGGGATCACGCCCAGGGTTTTGGCGAGGTGGTGGAGGGATTCCAGGACCGCCGCGTGGCGTTCCTGTTCCTGGCGTTCCAGGGCCTGAATCATTTCGGAGGTGTTCATGTTTTATGATTTTCCACGACCACCTGCGCCTTCAGGAGTTCAACCGTGTTCCGAAACGCCCGCTGCAATAGTTCGTCCGAAAGCTTCAATTCGTAAACGCTTCCGCTCCTGGCCATCCCTGCCATCACGCAGTCAGAGATGTGCTCGATTACATCAAGTAAGTTAACGTCTTGGGGAACGCCATCCGGCTTGTCGATATGGTGTCGATGAATTGCTCGATGATTGTCCCACCAACCCGTCTGCTTGAATCCAGTTACGAAGTCGGCGTGGAACCAGTCGATTTGCGTCAGTTTGTCGTAATCGTGTTCGCCAGCCGCTTCAGTTAGTTTTGAGGAGAAGAACGCCAGCGCCTTCACCACGTCGCCGATATGTTGCCGACTGGATGCCAGCAATGTTTCCTTGGTGGTATTAGCGAAGTCGCAGGTGCGAGTGTCAGCAGTTTTGGATGTTTGGATTTTGATCATACTTTTGCATTTGAGGATGGAGTGGAGACGGGTTCCAACGGCAGGAGGCGCTGGCCGAGCGCGGTCGTGACCAGGTCGAGCCAGGTCAGGGTGCGCGCCTTGCGGGCGGGCGCATGCCAGCGACGAATGCGGACGCCATCCGCCCGCATCTCGAAAACATAACGCTCGTCCTTGATGGCGATCGTGCGCCGGCCGGCCACCGTGCGCACCACCGTGCGCTTGGGTTTCTCTGGCGCCGTGGGCGCGGGGGCTTCAACGGCGTTCGTCATAGCCACCCCGCTTGAATGAGTTTCGTCAGCTCGGGCGGGAAGGCGGCCTTCTCCGTCGCATCGATGGCGAACTGGCGGATGATAACCGCCGCCGGCGCGCTCAGGCTGGGCGCCCGCAACGCGTACTGGCAGGCCATGACCACGTGCGCCATGGTGGTCAGGCTGACGTCGAGGTTGAGCGACACCTGGAAGCCGGCATCGCATTCCGCCTCGAGCTGCTCGGCATTCACCCGAGCGGGTGGAGGAAAATCGCCGTTCACTTTTTCGCCTTGGTGACGGGTTTGGTGGATTTGGCCGGCTTGGCTTTGGCTTTGGCCGGAACGGCGGGCGCGGGGTCAGCGACCTTGGCGGGTTGAGCGGGCGGCGGGTTCTTGGCTTCCCATTCCTTGGCGGCCTTGGAGCGCACCGCCTCGATGTCGACCTTGAAGAGTTTGGCCAGATCCTGGAGCCGTTCCCGGTCATAGCCGCCCGCGTCGCCGTAGAAATCGGTCAACGTTAATTCCAGCGCCAGGCCCTGCCATTCCGCAGCAGTCTTCAGCGGCAAGGCGCTGAACTGTTTGGGTTCCGTCCAGTTCTCAGGCCATCCGCGGCGGAGGGCAATAGCTCCGTCGTTAAACTCGGGGGCTGTCAGCATCCAGCGGGCCAGCAATGCCCAGGCCACGGCCACCGCGGGCGCGCTGGCTTCCGAGAACGCCTCGATCACCCTGGTCGCTACACCGGACCAGCCTGCGCGTTCGCGCTGCTCCTTCCACTCGTGTTTCGCCTTCTCCTCGGGCGACATGGGGCGAAGCGTCTCCGCGCGCCTCTCCTTGGGCAGCACGGATTCCAGATCGCTTCGCCGGTAGAGCTTGATGACCTCGCCGTCGGGTGTGACGGACCAGATTTCCGGCGCCTTCGCTTTGGCCGCGAGGGTTTTGTAAGGCACTTGTTTGCCGTTCAGCCAGAAGTGACCGCCGGCCTCAACCCAGGGAGCGCCGTTGCTCAACGCGCCGTATTTCCAGTAACGGTCCATGTCGGCGAGCGACACGGTCGTGTGGCCCTTCTCCTTCTCCACCACGAGGCGTTTTTCCCGCCAAGCGACCTTCTTTGCCTTCAGGCAGGTCGGATCCGTGCAAACGTTTGGAGCGGTGCCGGCCGGCAGGCCAGGCAGGTTGCCCGTGCGCAGGGGGCAGGCGCTGCAGGCCGGCGCGCCCAGGCTGGCGTCCTCGAGTTTAAACGGAGCGTCCTTCAACGAGCACCGATACTTCTCCTCGATGCGGGCCTTGGCCTTGCGGAAGCTCATCGGCTGCTGCTTCGTGTTGACCCATTCCCCGCCCTCCTGCACGTCCTTGAGCGCCGCCTTTTGCTGCTTGGGGTTCGGAATGGTCGCGAGCAGCCCGGCCACGGTGGCCTCCAGTTTGCCCTCGACCACGGCCTGCTGAATCTCCTTGGGCAGCTTCAACAGGCGCAGGCTGGCGTAGATGTGCGACCGCTTCTTGCCGACCCGCGTCTCCAGGTCCTCGACCGAACAGCCCAGCTCCGTCAGCAGGCTCTGGTAGCCCATCGCCTCCTCGAGTGCGGACAGATCTTCGCGCTGCAGGTTTTCGATCGCGGTGATTTGCCGGGCCTCCACGTCGGTGCAGACGCGAACGATGCACGGCAGTGTCAGGAGCGGCACCAGGTCGGCTGCCTTCCAGCGCCGTTCGCCAGCCAGGATTTCGTGGGTGGGGAACTCCATCGCAACGCCCGGCAGCTTGCCGCCTTCTCCGGGCGGCAGCTCCCGCACCACGAGGGGCTCAATGATGCCATTGGCGCGGATGGAGTCCGCGAGCTCGATCAGCTTCTCGTGGCTGAACGTTTTTCGGTTCCAGGGGTTCGGCTTCAATGCCGCCCAGGGGAGCTGGGTGATTTCAGTGTTTTTCATGCCTTGTCGGGTTCTGTTGCTCCGCCGCGTGACTGCGGCGGAAAGTGTCGAGGATGGGGGTGGAACGTTCCATGTGGGACGGATGCAGGCGGCCGTCTTCCGACCAGCCGAGCAACGCCCGTTCTTCCGCCGTCAGGAGCGGCGCCAGACGCGGTCGCGTGTGGTGACCACGGCCGGGCTTGTTGGCCATCACCTGGGTCGCGTGTGCTCGGCCTGTGCCGGCCCTGGCGGCCAGTTGCTCCACCGTCACGCCACGCGCGTGCAGCAGCGACAGGACCTTGGCCGGGATGCGATAGACGGGGCGGCTCATGCGAACAGCGTTTTCAGCTCCTTGCCCAGCGCCAGGCGGCGGGCGGGGTCGCGTTCCGTTTCCAGAGCCCGCTCGATCTCGTGCTTGCGCGTCTCTCGGTCGCGCTCGCCCGCCACCGGGTCGCGGTTTTCTTTATCGCGCTTATCGCTCCAATACCGGGCCTCATCCTTTTTCCAACGGCCGCGCACGATCAGCCGGAAGTCGCGCAGCTCCCCGCCCTTGGTCAGCCAGTCGTGGTTGGCCTCGAACTTTGTCCACTGCTCCTCGAGGTAATCCTCGGGAATGCCATCAGCCATGAAGTGCGCGACGAACTCCTCCAGGGTGGGAACATGAGGCGGCAACGGTTCCTCCCCCTTCACCCCCTCAGAGGAAGAGGAAGAGGAAGAGGAAGAGGAGGCGCGCGCGCGCACGCGATCCTTGAGCAGGTGCTTAAGCGGTTCTGTCGGCCCCGCTTCAGCACGTGCTTGACCGTGCGCTTCAGCAGGTGCTTGAGCCTTTGCTTGAGCTACTGCTTGAGCAGTCTTGAGCCCACCGGAGCGGCCCCTTTCTGCATGGGACTGCCGTTCTCCTTCGCGCTCCACCATCCACGGGGAGAACAACTTGCCGGATCCATCCCGGGCGAGGACGCCGGATTTTTCGAGCTCGGCCAGCATCCGGGCGAGGGTTTCTGGGGCCACGCGGATGGCGAACGCGAGTTTTTTGACGTAGTCCGCATCGCCGGTTTCTCCCAGGTATCCGTAGGGTTCGGACACGGTGTGGAGGTAGGCGCGCAAGCGACCGAACAGGCCCTGCGCCTCCAGCGAACACCAGGCGAGTTCGGCGTAGCCGAGTTCGTCGGCGGACCAGTATTTGAACCATCGGAGGCGTGGGCGAGAGACGTCCATGAAAAGAGGTCTTTAGGGTTAAAATTTTCCGAAGCTCTTGGATTGGTCTCGTGGTGGGGCGGGCGAGTCCGATCCCCCCCGCCCCGTCTCGGCCTCGAGCGCGTCCAGCGCGGCCGGCGTGGGCGCGACCGGAGGCTCCCAGGCGGGCGCCGCAGCGGGCAACGCGGTAGCTGACCCGGTAGCTGACGCATCCGGGGCAACCGTGGACGACTCCACATCAACGACATCGGCCGGGCTGCCGGTTGATGGCGTATCAGATGCGGAGGCCTGAGCCAGGTCATAGAGCTCCTTGGCGGCGCGCACCTGGCGCAGCAGCAGCTCGGCCTCGCCGACGCCGGTGTCGCCGACCAGGCCAGCGTCGATGGCGGCCTTTTTGTCCAGCGCCGCCAGCGTCGGAATGGGTAGCTGACCCGGATGAATGGTCCCGTCCAGGATGCCCTCGAGCCAGCGCTCGAGGCCTTGCTCGATGACCAAGTCGAGTTTCTGCGCCACCCTTGAGCGAACCGATGCCAGCTCACCACGGTCGGTCATCGCCTTGCGGCAGTTGATGACGGAGCGGGTGGACAGGCCGAATCGCTTGGCTATGAGCCGGACGGACAGGCCCATCATCAGCGCCGTGCAAACCCCTTCGGCCAATTCTGGACACGATAAGACCCGCCGCAGCATGAGCTTGCCCGAGTAGGTGAACACCTTCTTGGCCTCACCCACGCAGGACTTGCTGGCGACCAGTTCCTCCACGTCGGGACGCAGCGGCAGCATGGAGTCGTCCATCAGCTCCATCTGTTCCGGGACAACCTCCTTGCCCTCCTCGTCAGCCATGCGCCTCCTTGGCTCCAGACGTTTGGACGCTCAACTTGCGGCGCAGCTCGCCGGCACTGCGGGCGGGCACACCGGCGCCAAAATCCGACAAATCCGGGGCGTCTACGGGCAGGTCCCGCTCACGATCGAGCATCTCAACCAAGCGCGCGGCGCCCAAGCGATGGGCATCGAGATAGTGAGCCACACCGGACGCTGGAACAAAGTAGGAACCGTCAATTAAGAGCACATTGGAGGTATCCGGCGATCCGTCAGCGCGGCGGCCTGGCGAAAAGCCGCCGCGCTGTAGTTCTGCACGGAAAAACTTCGCCGACCGCGGAATGCGGCGGCAAAGCTCCTCGATGGTGAAGTAGTGCTCGAACTTCATTCTGAGCCGTAGCCGTCGCCGGAGCCGGAGCCGTCGCCGGAGCCGGAGCCGTCGCCGTAGCCGTAGCCGGAGCCGGAGCCGTAGCCGGAGCCGTAGCCGGAGCCGTAGCCGGAGCCGGAGCCGTCGCCGTCGCCGGAGCCGTAGCCGTCGCCGTCGCCGGAGCCGTCGCCGTAGCCGGAGCCGTAGCCGTAGCCGGAGCCGGAGCCGGAGCCGGAGCCGGAGCCGGAGCCGTAGCCGGAGCCGTAGCCGTCGCCGGAGCCGGAGCCGTCGCCGTAGCCGTAGCCGGAGCCGGAGCCGGAGCCGTCTAAAAACGCGGCGTCTATGACGTGTTTCGCGTCTCCGCCGGCGACTTTCAGGCATCGGCTGGTCGGCGCGGCGAGGATGCCGTGGCTTGCCACGGCGTCTCGAACGCCGTCAAAACACGCGCCCGCCTCCAGGAGGTCGAACGCGGTCAAACGGTCGCGCACGTGGGGCCAGCTCATTACGCCTTCTCCCATTTCGCCGCGGCCTCGGGCTTCACTTCAAACACGGCCGTGATGCCGCGCAGCTCGATATCCGCAGGCGCGGAAATCCTGCTTTTCGCGGTGGGGCCGGTGTCGGCCAATTCCATGACACCGCGCGAGGTTCCCCAGTAGATCGCCATCTTGGCGCCTTGGAGGTGGATAACGTCGCCGGTGGTGTTGGCGGCTTTGCCGTAAAAGACGCCGCGGTGAGTGGTGCAAACGATAACGGGACGGACGGGTTCTTGAGCCATGGTTGTGCGATTGGTTGAGGTTGCGGAACTGCCGGGAAAATTAGTGGTCGCGCCAGTCGGGGTGATTGAGAGCCAGGAAACGGCCCATAGGTGAGTGAGGCGGCGGGGGCTTGGCCGCCAGGCACAGCGACAAAATGAAAAGCACCATGACCAAGGCGCCAAGGGCCAGCAGGACAAAGAGGACAATCAACGCGGTGTTCATACGTGGCAGTTCTCCGGGGCGGTTCGGAAGGTTTCGTCCGGGTGGAAGTCAGGCACGGGCGGGTCCCAGCGCAGGCGCACGCTGCGGCAGAGCGGACAGCGCCGTGGTTCGCCGTGGTCGTCCTGCATCGGCTCGACATAGCGCTGGCACGGGCGGCACCAGTGGCCACCGTGGGCACAGAGCTGGACGAAGGACAGCGCCATGGTTCAGATCCCAGAAGCCGCGCCGGCTGCGGTGGTGATGGGCGATAGGTACCCAACCGCGGCGAATGCCTCCGCCGGCGCGGATCGGGGCGTTGGGGGATTGGTAGCAGGGCCGGGAGTCGAACCCAGTGGCCAGAGCTGATGAGGCCCAGCCGGCGGCCGGCCGCCCTGCGTTAAAAGCTGCCGCAGGCCTCGCTCGATGCCCGCGCGTTGGTGGGTCAACTCCTCGTCTATAACGAGCGCCAGGTCGTGGGCTTCGATGGCATCAAGTCGTGAAATCATAAGAGGGTCAATTGAGGCAGAATGTGTGTCCCCAGATCCCGGGTTTCGTCTCCGCCGGGGAGGCCATGTCCACATACAGCACGGACCACAACGGGACGTTGCCCCACACTGTTTTGATGGGATGCCTGTGCGTGCCAATCTCGCCACGACAGCGCCGGCCCTTGGGCGCAATGAACAGGTGCGGCTGCGGGTTGATTACGTCCTGGCCGTTGGCGTTGATGAGGGTGGATTTCAAGCGGCCTTTCCTTTTCGGTGCGCCAACTGAGCAGCCAGGTGATGTCGTATCTGTTGCCCAAACCACCGCCGCGATGACCGGCTCGCGCCTGCGGACAACCAGGCCCGCGCGGCCAAAGTCAGTGCCCAACGTGCGCCGCTGACGTAGGCGCGATAACAGCCCTCATCACCTCGCGACGAGATCGAAGCCGCGGCCCAGTAGGCAAGGTTGAAGGCCAAATGATTGCCGTATCCCTTGGTTGTTCTCATGCGACCACCTCGCTTCGGACCGCGGCCTTCTGGTCCTCGATGACCCGGGCGCGGACTTGGGCCTCCTCGCGCAGGCGGGCCCAGGCTCCTACCAGGTCGGCGTGGATGGGCACCAGGCGTGGGTCCGTTGCAGCCAGGGCTTTGAGCCGCTGCAGTTGGCTGAAGATGCGGTCTTCAACGCTCAGGAGCTGGCGGACGGCGTTCATGGTTGGGTGGCCTCCGACTCCGGCACTTGAACGGGCGCAGATTTGATTCCGCCGACGAATTGCTCTCCCAGGATTTCACGTTCAAGTGTCTCAAGATTCCGCATCACCAAACGGCGAACTATGGCTGACGGCTGGGAGAACTCATGTGCCGCCAGCCGTTCAATTCGGCTGTAAACGTCATCTTCGACTCGGGTGCCAATGTGGCGTTTCATATCTTCTGATTTGATTGATAACATTGTTAACAAATGCGTCAAGTGTTAAATGTAACCGCGATTGACAACAAAGTGAAAAGTTGCTAAGAAGCGTAATCGTGAGCAAAAGAAGCATAGGAACACGCGTGGACGCCGATACCTACCGCCGATTAGAGCACCTCGCAGCGGTGGACCGGCGCAGCGTTGCCAACATCCTAGACATCCTGATAGCGCGGGGCCTTACAGGGCTCGAGGGTGAGATCTTAAAAGAGGAGGCAGGCGGCGAACCACTGCACCAGCCAGCGCCCAAGAGCAAATCGCGAAAAAAACAGCCTGACCTTCCATAAGGTCTAATTGCCGGCGTCGGCGCAAATCTAACATCCGCCGTGAAATATTTGTTCCTCCTTCTGGTTGCTCTTGCTGGGTGTTCCGAGACCGGGAGCCATGAGACACGTGTAGCCAGGTTGGAAGTAGAGGCACGGCAATCTGCGGCCAAACAGCAGGCAGAGTGGGATCGTCGCCATCCTGAGCGCTTAATCCATGGTTACACGGTTCGATATCACGAGTTCAGCGGGCGTCCGGCGGCGCCGTTCGCAGTGTTCTTTTCAGACGGCACATTTGACCGAGGTTCACCTCGAGAACGGCATTTCGCTCGCCATCTGTGCGCGTTGTTAGAGGAAAAAGGGTGGACGTTTACCAATGCGGCGGCTGCAGCCTACTGTGTTGCGATGGACTACGGGCTTGTGAGGGAGGAGAATCAAACTTCGGTTGAGACGACTGTTGGCGTCAACACAGACGTGAGCACGTTCAGCGGCTGGCAATACCGGCTCGGCGGTGGCCGGGTTCTGGCATCCACCCAGACGACGCTGCGCACCAAGATTAAAAACACCAAATCTTACGCGTGGCGTCTCGACGTGACTGTGCACGCCGCCAATCGGTATGAGGAAGGCAAGCCACTGCCTTTCGTCTTTCAGGGATCAGCCTCAGCTGTCTTTACACATGTCCCGGCCACCGATGATTTGGTAGCTGGGTTGTTCAATGCGCTGTTCGATGACTTCCCGGGCAAAAGCGGGGTTGGCCACGACTTGGTAATCCGCCTTGGAACCCTGCGGTCTGACGAGAAATTTCAATTCCGATGAAATCCCATCCTTTCCAGCATCTGGGCAAGCCGTGGAGTCTGCTGCAGCGGAGCGACAAGCCCGGCGCACCGTGGTATTTCGCCCCGCGGTGGGGCAACCGCGGGCAAAAAACGTGGCATTGCTTTCGCGATAAAATCACGGGGCTGGCGCTGAGCCTGGCGGCCGCGGAACAAGCCGCGCGGGATCTCATCACCGCGCATTTCAAAGGGCCGGACCAATACACAGCGCTGCGCGAGGCCACCAAGTTGCGGGCATCGCAAACCGTCGGGCGGCTGCTCGACGCGTATGACGCGGCCGGGTGCCAGGACCGCCGCGGCCGTCCCCGCAGCGGAGCCGCGCTCGAAACAGAGCGCCGCAACCTCGAGGTCCTGCGTAAGTTTTGGGCGACCCGCCTGGCGGCGCGGGTGACCGACCGCGACCGGGATGACTACTGGGCCCACCGGCGCGAGACCGTCCAGCGCGGTACCGGCGACCGCACCACCGAGCTCGAGCTGACCACGTTGAACAACGTTCTGCAGTGGGCTTGGCGCCGCGGCGACCTGGACGAGCTGCCCCGGTCGACCAAAACGATCTACCGGGACACGGCCAACATTGCTCACGCCCGCGATGCCATGCCCTCGAGCGGCGACGAGCTCCACGCGCTCGCCGCCGAACTGTTCCGCAGTGAAGCGACCGTGGTCCACGGCTGGGCGGTCCTGCTCGGCGCACTGACTGGACTACGGTCCGGCGAGCTCGAGCAACTGCGGGCCCGGCCGCAACGCCACGGCGTCCACGTCGAACCCGGCTGGTATGATGAGCGGGTGCTGATTGTGCCGCGTTCGAAACGCCGCGCTGGCAAGTCGACGCAAGGCGAATTCCTGCTGGCCGATCCAGCCCGGGCCCAGGTGCGGCCGTTGCTCGAGCGTATCCGCGCCTGGCACGCGGCGACCCATCCGCAGGAGCCCTACCTCTTGCCCATGGCCGACGGCAGTCTGCCGAAACGTCTGCAGGCGGCCGCGCAGCGCCTGGGTCTGCCGGCGCGGCGGCCGCACGGC